GAGCAAGGTGGTCGAAGCGGGATTCACGGGTCCATAAGGTGACAAGACATCTGATTTGCTCTTGATTGTAGCCGAGTGCTCGTGCGTAACTAACTGCAAGTGACTTGTTCTCACGCTTCTCCTCCATCGTAGCCTTCGTTCTCTCTATCATAATCGGTACGTCCGGCAACATCGGGGACGGCGTTCGCCCGTGTATGTGTAGTAATAGTAAGACGGGTATTGTCAATAACACCAACCCACTTCTTGCCTTCCAGCTCATCTACTTCCCTCTCTTCCACAAGCAAGCGCCTGTATTCGTCAGCGTATAAATGAGACAGGCGTACTAAAGCTCTATCCCTTGCCCTTCTGTAATTGCGGTGGTGAATTGCTTGCACACCACTTACTTCTCTATTCTCCATTAAGTTTGTCCTCCCACACTATAAGCACATAGACTACCACCATCACTATCGCTATCCCTAATACTAAGCTCATCTGCCTATCTCCCTTGCCCGTTGAATAATCTCTGTTATGTCTATCGTCTGCCCTACTAAATGAGCGTCCTCTTCATCACTATCCCACGCAGATACCAGCACTCTACTGTTGTTAGGTGCAAGAGTTAGCCACTGCATACACTGTTCAGCATCAGCCCCGCCCCACGTGTTATCGCCGTCCGGCTCTACCACTTCATAGAATAGAATCAGGTCAGACTTTGGTGGGTGTATGGTGTATACGTTACTCATTGGCTTCCTCCTTCAAGCTATCTACTAGGACTTTCATTTGGTTGTAGGTGATGACGCTCTCTAACCTACCTGCAAGGTACTCGATAGCGTTCTCTCCCCATACTTTCTCCGATAATCTCACAAGGTTATAGACCGTGTACTCTAACTCAACCTCTTTAATTGTCATCTGTCTCCTCCTCGAATCCAAATAGTTGTGAGAGCGCACTGTTGGCACGCTTGAGGTTCTTAATAGCTTCTGCTATCTCCTCCTCTTTGATGTTCTTCTCAGCTTGGTTTATACATAGGTCAAACTTAGCCTCTAAGTATTCTTTATTCACTTGCTTTCCTCCTCTAATAGTTCCTTATCGTTGCATTGTTGGCACCACTTACGCATATTCTTTTCAGGATAGAACCACGCATCACATTCAGGACAGCGCATCTCATCCCACGTATCCATTTTCATCCTCGCCCTCTCTCTCGCTCTCTCCCGCATCTAGCGGCAGACCACCAGGCACCGACCCGAACCGGTGCCTGATAGTTCGCCTCTACAGTCTGACGCACTCAGCCATTGACCCCCAGCACCAGCCCAAGAACTCAGCTTTGGGCGAGTCCATCCCAACCCACCAAAGGGAAGAGGACACCAGCACCAAGCCCCAAAGGGCGAGGGTTGCCAAGACTCCCAACACGAACCAACCTCGTGGGGTTATGTTCTTCAATTATGCCACCGCCTGCTCTTGGTAGTTCTCGTACATCTTGAACATCTCGGCCTTCTTGGTGCTGGTCTTGGCGCTGTAATAATCGAAACCTTGCTCCTGTGCGATTGTCCATAAACCCGCGTTCTTCCCCTCTTGTGGCAAATAGCCTAGTTCAAGAAGTTTTTTCTGTGCCTCATAAACAAATTGGTCGCCGTATCCGTACTGAAAAGGCAAAATGGCAACTTGTCCACCATCTACCCAAATGCGGGCGGAGAAATAAGAATTACCGTTTACCTTGTCGAACCATTCGCGCCCCTCAATGAATAAAGACCGCTCAATTTTTGCCTTGTCTGCTGTCATTCTCTTACCTTTCCCTAGTTTCTGACCTCATCAGCACCCGCCTCACGGGTGGACGCCTCACGGCGTTTCGGTCTATGGAGTACTCTACCCTACTTTCTGCTCGTTTTGTCTCATCCATACCTTGTATTGACCTAGTTGAAATTGCAAGCCTTTCGCCGTGGCGTTAGACTTTCGCCCGATAGTACGAGGGGAAAAGCTCGCCCAAGACATCACGTCGGTTAGGTGTAGCCCTTTCTCATCCTGCATAATCGCGTGGCGATTGTCTAGCATTAGGAAATCGCGGTCGAAATACTTCTCATCTATTCCTGCCTCTTGTGCTAATTCGCGTAGTGTTTTCATTACTTAACCGCCTTTCTATGGTTCTTGCGTGTGCACTTCCCGCAGACCTTGTGAGCCGTAAAGGTCATCAACAGGTCGGTGTCATCTCCGCATTGTTCGCACTTGTAACTCATTATGTTTCCCTTTCGTTAGTTGCTTACATAGAGAAGATTATGCGGGTCTCTACCGTATGTCAAGGAATAACAAGGGGAATCGCATCACGATTTGATAACGTTTTGCTGAGTGCTTGCTGAGAATGTAACAGGGTCGCGGGCTTTGATGTAGTTGAATCTTCAATCAGTTATAGCCTTGTAATCGGTGGACATATTAAGCGCCAGTGTCTAGGGTCTGCAACTGTAAAGGGTTACTTAATAGTTGTGAGTTATATGTGTATGGTCTGCCGGAGGTAGAGTCAGCCCCACAGTTTTTTCTAGCAACTTATCCACAGGTCTGACCAGTTATCCACAGGGTGCAGGCTGGCAAAAGCCTTGCCCAGCGCAGGACGGGCACCCCCCATTGGTGATTTTAGTAGGGGGATGTACTGTGTACCCGTATAAAAAATATTTGCTAAAGTGAAAGCTGATTTGGCCTCTGACCTGCGGTTATATATACTGTGATACAACTCACATTCTAAAAACGAGAAATCACTTAAATTTCCTGCCTTATATATAGTAAGGGGCTTTAATAGGAAAGACCCTGAGTTGCTACGGTATGGCCTCTAGCGAGGCCCCTAGGCCGAGTGCTAACTTACCCCTCAGTTCGCTGTAGCTCCTTCGGGCGTTAAGCCCGACCTGCCCAGTACTTTTAGTGGGGATAGGTCTATCTACTGGTAGATAAAACCTTCCTCGCCTAGTATAAAAATAAACCGATTCCGGCCGGTCCCCAATAAATTTTAGGAGATCACGTGGCTGACAATAGTGCTGATATCGCCAAGAGAATCATCCTTGGTTGTGTAGCAGAGGGTATGACCATCGAGCAGGCTTGTGCCTCCGCTGGTAAATCCATTAAGACCTACGAGTACTACCGACGTACCGATAAGGTCTTTACAGACAAGGTTGACCGAACACGGCTAGGCCTGAAGGACAAGTCCTTTGCCTCCGGTGATGTTCACGACCTAACCTTTGCCGAGTTCCGCCAGAAGTTCCTGCACTCCCAGACATTTCCACACCAGCAAAATCTGGTAGATATGATCGAAGGCCGCGAACCTGGCTGGATGCACCCTTCTATGAAGTATGAGCCAGGACTGGCTAGTAATAGAATCCTGATTAACATTCCGCCCAACCACGCCAAGTCCATTACGATCACGGTGGACTATGTGACCTGGCAGGTAGTACGTAACCCCAACTTTAGAGTTTTGATTGTTTCCCAAACCCAGCAGTTAGCTGCCGACTTTCTCTACGCCATCAAGCAACGCCTGACACATCCGATGTATGAATCACTCCAACAGGCTTACGCTGCTGGCGTAGGGTTTAATTCCAAGAGCGCCTCGTGGCAAGCCACCCGTGTGACCTTTGGCTCAGAACTTCGTGAGTCTAGTGAAAAAGATCCAAACATCGAAGCCATTGGTATCGGTGGTCAGATCTACGGTAAGCGTGCCGATATGATTATCGTAGATGACGCTGTTACCTTGAAGAACGCTAACGAGTTTGAAAAGCAGATCCGCTGGTTAACCCAGGACGTACGATCACGTTTGAACCCTACGGGTAAACTTGTAGTTATTGGTACCAGAGTTTCTGCTATGGACCTATACCGCGAGCTACGTAACGAAGACCGCTACCCAGGTGGGCTTGTCCCGTGGAAGTACTTGGCTATGCCAGCGTTATTAAAGACAGATGAGAACCCTGACAACTGGGAGACTCTCTGGCCTGCAAGTGATGCCCCCTTTGATGGTCAGATGGAATCTGACAAGAACGAAAACGGCCTCTACCCTAGATGGAATGGTCGCAACCTTTACAATGAACGCCAAGCTATGGATGCAAGTACTTGGGCTTTGGTCTATCAACAACAAGATATCTCAGATGATGCTATCTTTGATCCGGTATGTGTGCGAGGTTCTATAGATGGTATGCGTAAAGCAGGTCGCTTGGTTCCTGGTAACCCAGGCCATCCGCGTGATGTTAATGGCTTTTCTTTTATTTGTGGTCTTGATCCCGCTATGGTTGGTGATACAGCCGTCGTTTGTTACGCTGTTGATAGGGCTACACATAAACGCTATATCGTTGATGCTATTAAGATCACTAGGCCAACGCCTGCTGCAATACGCCAACTAATCTTTGACTGGACTTCCCTATACCAGCCCAGTGAGTGGATAGTAGAGAAAAATGCTTTTCAGTCATTCCTTACGCAAGATGAGGGCATCCGCCAAAACCTTGCCTCACGGGGTGTGCTACTGCGAGAACACCATACTGGAACCAACAAGTGGGACTCCGGTTTCGGTGTTGCTTCTATGTCAACACTGTTTGGCACAAAGCAATTCGACGGTAAGCACCACCGCGACAACCTTATTCACTTACCTAGTGACCAAACTGAAAACGTCAAAGCTCTTATCGAACAATTGATTACGTGGTCACCAACTACTAAAGGCAAGACCGATATGGTGATGGCACTGTGGTTCTGTGAGATTAGAGCACGCGAGATGCTCAACCAAGGTATGCACAAGACGCATCACTTAAAGAATCCTTTTCTATCTCGTTTCGAGGTAGGCAAGCGAACAGTTGTCAACATAGATGAACTGCTCGCAGAAAAAGATCGTACATTCATCTAAGGAGATAAAATGCCAGGAGCAATGAAGAAGGCAGTAGCTAAAGGGTCGGTTGCAAAAACTTTTGATGTTAAGAAGTTGGTTCCAAAGATGACCCCACAAGATAAAGCAATGCTTAAGATTCTAAAGAAAAAATACGGCGCAGACGTATACAAGAAGTAAGGACCTCAATTGTTATCAGTCAAAGAAGTTGACGCTAAGCTAGCACGCTTACGTACTCGCTCATCAGCGCGAGATCAACGTATGCGTGATGTGCTCTCGGTGCGTCAGGGAGATATCTCTAAGGTATACCCTGCAATGTTTTCAGAGGAATATCCAAAGCCTCTGGTTGCAAACTTCATTGACGTAGCAGCACGAGATCTAGCAGAAGCAATGGCACCACTGCCATCCTTTAACTGCTCAGCAACCAATATGGTTTCAGATGCAGCACGCAAGGCAGCAGATACTAGAACTCGTATTGCAAACTTTTATGTAACAAACTCTGACCTACAACTGCAGATGTACACAGCAGCAGACTGGTATAACACCTATGGTCTTGGTATCGGTATGGTTGAGATGGACTTTGAGGACAACAATCCTCGTATCCGTATGCTCAACCCATTCGGTACATATCCAGAGTTAGATCGTTATGGTCGTGTGCTATCTGTTACTCAAGTCATCGTTACCGATGCAGAGACATTAGCGGCACAGTACCCAGAGTATTACGATTTAATCCTAGGCAAAAACCAGTACGCTTTATCTTCTCCTTATATCTCAATGGTCAAGTACCACGACAAGGACCAAGATCTACTGTACTTACCAGAGCGTAAGAACTTAGTTCTATCACGCACACCTAACATCTTAGGTAAGGCAATGGCATCTGTCGTAATGCGTTCTTCCCTTGACGGTGAAGCTCGTGGACAGTTTGATGATGTTCTATCAGTTCAGCTTGCTCGTGCTCGTTTTGCAGTATTGCAGATCCAAGCAGCAGAAAAATCTATCCAAGCACCTATTGCTATCCCACAAGATGTGCAAGAGTTGGCTCTTGGTCCAGATTCAATTATGCGTTCTGCTAATCCACAAGGTATTCGTCGTGTTGCATTAGATCTTCCACCTGGCATCTTTGCAGAGTCTGGTGTGTTAGAGCGTGAACTTCGTTTAGGATCTCGTTATCCAGAAAGCCGTTCAGGCAACATTGACGCATCTGTTGTTACAGGCCGTGGTGTACAAGCACTACAAGCAGGCTTTGATACACAGATCAAGTCAGCACAAGCACAATTTGCTCGTATGTTCCAAGAACTTCTTTCAGTATGCTTTGAAGCAGATGAAAAAGTATTTGGTGGTATACCAAAGACCATCAAGGGTTCAGATGATGGAACACCTTACGTTCTAAAGTACACACCATCTCGTGACATCAAGGGTGAGTACGGCGTAGATGTACGCTACGGAATTATGTCTGGTATGGATCCAAACC